CTCATAGGGACAAGGATCACCCGGGAAGGCCACCTCTTTTATCCCGGGAAAAAAGAATAGGACGACACGCCTACTCCCGCAAGACCAAACCCCGATCTTAAGCACCACTTTCCGGCCTATAACCCGTTTTGCCCGATCGAAACCACCTGAAACGCAAAACCGCCCCCGCCTCCAGATGGAGACGGGGGCGATTCGCGTTTTCCATTAGAATCTAGCCTGAGTTTGGTCTTAGATTCTAACGGTTTTTAATCGGCGGCAGTGGTGTCGCTGACCTGGCCGTTGTCGTATGAGCTGCTGAGCCTGCCTGATATGGCCGTATTGACGGTGGCGTATATGGTCTGTGCGACGCCGATGACGGCGAGCAGGACCGCGCCCCACGTGGCGTGCGCGAACCCGCCTGTCGCGCCGATGGCGAGCACTGCGAGCAGGGCGGAGACGGCGACCGAGTAGATCTCCGTCCAGCCCTGTTGGATCCATCGCTTGGACACCTGCACGATGACGGGCGAGAGGAAGCCGACGATGGCTGCGGCCGTGATGGTTGCGTTGGTGATATCCATATTATTGCTCCTTAGTAGGCGAGGCTTTCGCCCGGGTAGATCAGATTGGGGTTGCCGGAGCGGTAGCCGTGCAGGCTGGACGCGCTGATGCCCAGGCGGGCGGCTATCGAGGAGAGCGTGTCGCCGGAGCGCACGACGACCGAGCGTCCGGATGATGCCGTGCCGTTGGTGCTGAGCCGCTGGCCGGGATAGATTACATAAGGCGATGACAGGCCGTTGAACGCGGCGATCTCGCGCCATGAGGACGGCCATATCCTGCTCAGATAGTCGCCGGGCTGCACGATGTACGCTCCCGGTCCGGATGCCGTCGTGCCGCCGGCTAGCCGCTGGTTGACGATGGCCATGACCTCGTCGTATCGGCTGCCGAGCAGGGCGTGGCGCTGCGGGTCGTTGCCATACTCGCCCCGGATGACCGCCGACGCGATGGTGCCGGCGTCGCCCTTGGGCGTGGACTGCACGGGAGCGGGCACTGGCCTGCTGGGCGTCACGGCCGGAGCTGCGGGCAGGGGCGCGTTGGCATATTTGGCCCAGGTGACGGCATCGCCGTAGAACCAGTCCACGTCGATTCTGTCCCCGATGCCCGGCACGCTGCCGCTTGAGCTGTACTGCCATGCGGCGGCGAATGGCCACGGGCCCAGCGAATACGGGGGCTGGCCCGGATTGCGCAGACGGTCGCCCGCATATCCGTTGGGGTAGCCTGCGACCCACAGCCCGTAGTCGGCGTTCGCCACGGGAGTCCAGTCGCCCATGCTGATGGTGCTGGCGCTCATGTAGATCAGCGGCTTGACGCCCCACGCGGCGGACACGCGGTCAAGCCAGCGCTTGGCCCACGCGACATTGCCCTTCTGGCCGCCGCCCGGCTCCCAGTCCAGGATGGGCAACACGCCCTGGCCGACATAGCCGCGCGTCTGGGAAATGAAATAGTCGGCCTCGACCTCGGGGCTGTTGCCGTACTCAGGTCGGGCGAAATGGTAGACCGCGCGACGGATCCCGGCCTGCGCCAGCCCCGTCATCGTGCAATCCGCCGTATTATCCGTGAAACCGGTGCCTTCGGTTGCCTTGACGATGCCGAAGCTCGTGCCGGCGCTCTTCGCGCTCTGGGCGCGGGGCGCGTTCACGCAGCCCTGCCAGTTGGACACATCCACGCCGCTGTCCGCCATGGCATCGACCGGCAGGGCCAATGCCAGCACGGCGACGATCGCGGCAGCCGGTCGAATCGTGCGGCGCGGGGTATGTTTGTGCTTCGCATGAGATGCGATACGCATATGATCTCCTTAATTTTTTGGGGGTATGGAAAAGCCGCTCCGGAATGGAGCGGCTTGGGAATGATCGGGGCTATTTCGTATGCGCGGATCAGCTTTTGGCGTGGGCGTGCATGATCTCGTCCCACATGACGGTGCCTCTCCCGTTGCCGCCGAGCGCGCTGTACGCCTTGTACACGTCGTCGGCGGTATCGGCCACGGATTGCGGGCATGGTGGCTGCGGAGTGGCCTCGATGTACTGTTCGTGGATCTGCGCGAGCTTGGCTTTCAAAAGCACCTGCACGCCGACGGCCAGCGCCTGCTCATGGCTCGCCGTCGATCGACGATGGGAGATGATCCAGCCGATGGCGAGGCCTGCGAGACTGCTGGACAGTGTCGTGACAATGGGGATGATCCATGTTCCCACCGGACTGCTCCTTACTGCTGTTCCTGCGTGCTGGCGACGGTTACGACCTTCGTGACCTGCTTGAGCTGGTCGAGGCTCAATGTCTGGCTGATGCCGGTGGCCACGTCCGTGAGCGTGACGGTCAGCCCGTCCGGCAGGCTGATGACGGCCATGAGGCCGGTCGGGTAGTCGCGCCATGTCTCGCCCGCGTCGGTCTCGCTCTCGTAGGTGAGGCCCAATCGGTGCAGTTCCGCTTTGATGCTTTCGGCGGGCGGGCGCAGGTCGAGCACGCCGTCCGTGGTTGTGTCTGTGGTTGTGTCTGTGGTTGCCATGATGGCCTCCTAGCTGGGTGGGTTGAGCAGCGGCATGGTCACGCCGCTGAAAAATGAGAGTCCGTACTTGGCTTGCAGTTCCTGCCAGTCCGTGTCGGAGACGACCAGCGGATTGGAGAAAACGACGGTGCCGGCTGCCACGGCCGGCCCTTGGAACTCGACAAATACATTCGGCATATTGCTGGTGACATTGAATGCCCTGCCGTTCAGCGGCTGATACGATGCCGATGCGGCGTCGGTCGTGATACCGCCGCCGGACGCCGGGTCGTGAACCATGATGGCTCGCGGTGAGGCTGCGGCGGATGGAGTCGGGTTCGACCAGTTGAAGCAGGTGGCGAACACGTGGTAATTGCCCGGCGCCGGGATGGGAACGGCGAACTTGACGCCGGTGATATTCGCTGGGTTGGTCGTGGTGAGCGTGAGATTCCCGCCGCTCATCACGTACGTGGCTCCCATGACTATCGGATTATTCCCGTGCGGGTTGAACAGCGGGTTGGGGAACAGGTTGCGTATCATGCGCACAGCCCCCACATCCCGGGACTGTACGTGTAAACGTCAGGAGCTTCTAGGAAGCCACCCCCCCCCCCGAAGATCGCGGGCATGTCGGCTCCGGTGAAGAAGCTCTCATCGCCCCCGGCCTCGGTCAGGATGACCCGGTAGAACGCGGTAGCAGCTCCCGCGCCCTGCTTGCCGCGCATGACGACGCAGAGGATGCCATCCGATGGCACCGTGGCCGCGACGCGCAAACGTGACTGATTCGCCCAGCTCGGGCTCGCTGCGAGCGACTGGTCGCCGCTGCTGCGAAGCTCGATGAGCGCGCCGCGGAACACGTCAGTGGATGATGCGAGGCCGGCGGTGGCGGACAAGGCGACCTGCTGGTTTGGGACGAGTCCCGTTATCAGCCATTTCACGTACGGTCCTGTGCTGTTGCTGCCGAACAGGGCAATGCCGGGATTGTCTTGGCTGCCCCATGGCTGCACCGTGCCGTCTAGAAGCACGTCAGGAGTGCGTGCGAACACGGACGTGGGGCTGGGGAACCAGTTGTGCCGTATGCTGCTCATCGCACGCCCCCTGTCGGGGCTAGGCGATCTTCGGCATGCTGCTCCCGTCGAACCAGTTCACGCCCATTGACTGCAATCGCTGCCAGTCCGTGGCCGTGACGTGGAGCATGGCCAATGGCGTGAGCGGATTCGTTACGTTGATCGTGCCAAAGGTACTTGGATTTTTGGCCTGCGCGACCAGCAGGCCGTTCATGTACGAGATCGCCGCGAAATGCTCGAGAACCGGCATGGTCGGATACGATTCCGCGTACTGCACGGCCATGATGTCCCCGACATCGCACCGAATATCGGACAGGCATATCGTGCCATTCGTCGTGCCGGCGGCGAGACTGTATGTCCATGTGCCGTCCGCATTCTGCGACGCAGCGGACTGCCATGCTAATCGGAGTGGCTGCGTGCATTCGGGGTCCATGCACATGTTGCGGATGCCGGGAGTCTGCCCGCTCATGCCGCCAGCCCCCAGTATTCAGGAGCAGCAGGCAGAGGACTATGAGAGCATCTAGACGCCCCCCCCCCCCGCCACATACGGCATCAGAGTGCCATCGAAGTAGTCCAGTCCGAATCGGCTCTGCAGCTTGGCCCAGTCGCCCATCGTGACCACGAGCAGATTATTGACGTAGAAGCTGTCGCCGTCGGTCTGCGCGCGCAGGAACATCGTGCTGGTTCCCGCCGGCATACTGCCGGAACCCGACAGGACGCCGCCTCGACCGGATACCTGCAGCGGTCCGACCACGAATCTCAGCAGTCCGGTGCCCGCATTGGGTGAGTTTTTGATTCGTATCATCATCTGCCCGCCCGGCAGGTTCGGCAATGGTATCTGCATCGCAGTATCCGAGCCGACCAGATTGTTGGGTATCAGTGGGGTGGTGGCGTAGTTGCGTATGCGCGGGTCACTCACCATGCGCCTCCCCGTCAGACTGGGGTATCAGCGCCTGCAATTGGCGCAATTGCACCATGAGTATCGCGTTCTCCCGGTTCAGGGCGGCGATCCTGGCGGACAGCTCGTCGATGACGCTATTCGCGTCCGCCTGCAATGGGTTCGCGGTGGACGTGGGAGTGATTGTCTTGTTCATCTGTTTCTCCTTGGTTGATGGTGGGTTAGAGCGGGATGATGACGATGTCTATGAGGTCGACGTGCGGCTGCATGGTATGCGTGTTGCCGTCCCAGCTGGTCACTACCCCGCTGGTGGCAAAGCTCACATAATATGGTGTATTCGGTTTCAGGCTGGCGATTGCGAACTGCGGCTGGCACTGACTGCCGAACTGGGTGCTGCTGGCCATGTATGTCGGTACGCGGTCGCCGAAGCTCCACGCGATGCTAGGCATCGGGTCGTTCGGCCCGTGAGCGGCTAATGTGAGGTTCACGGATATCTGGACGTGACTCCATCCTGCGCCGACAGCATCATAGCCGTCCGCGCAGCGGGCGAACACGATGAAGTTCCCGGTCGGCGACTGGACGGCTATCTTGTTTCCGGCCTTCCATTGGTTGTTGTCGCTTATCGTGCCTTGGTCGGTCAGGCTCGGCCAGTCCATCCACCCGGTGAACACCTCGCCGCCAGAGGTGGTGCAGGAGGGCGTCTGGTAGACGTGCGTGCTGTCATGGAAGAAATAAGCGCCGAACGCCATGTTGGCCAAGTCCATCATGTCGCCCGTGTTCGGGTTGCGCAGTTGCAGGCCGTTGGGAGCGTCGGATCCCAGGTGCGCGTATTTCATGCCGTTCTTGACGATGTCCATTCCGCCGCTGTTGAGCGCAGTGTTGTTGCTGCTCGTGCCGATGGTCATGGCGTTGGCCGAGATCATCTGCGCGAATATGCTTACCGCGTCGATCTTGCTGCCGGTGATCGCCCCGGCTGCGATGTTGTCGGATTTTATCGTCTGGCTGGCGATCTGCAGCGCGGTGATCGTGTTCGCGGCGATCCTGTCCCCGGTGATGCTGCCGGCCACGATCTTCGAAGCGTTGACCGAGTTGACGGCCAGGATGTCCACTGTCACCGAGCCGGCAACCAGCTCGTCCGTGTTGACCGAGTTCGACGCGAGATTGCCCGCCGTGATGGTGTTCGCCGCGATCAGCGCGGACGTGATACTGCCGGCCACGATCTTCGACGCGTTCACCGAATTGACGGCCAGCTTGTCGACCGTGACGGCTCCCGCGCTGATCTTCGCGGCGATCACGCTGTTGGTCGCCAGAACATCCGACGTGACCGAGCCTGACACCAGCTCATCGGTGTTGACCGAATTCGAGGCGAGATTGCCCGCCGTGATGGTGTTCGCCGCGATCAGCGCGGACGTGATGCTCCCCGAGACGATCTTCGACGCGTTCACCGAATTCGCGGCTATCGAGTCGGCGGTCACCGCATTCGTGGCGATCTTTCCCGCGATGACCGATGATGCCGCCAGCAGGTCCGAGGTGACCGATAGCGCCTTGATCTCCCTGGCGGTGATCGCGTTCGCGTCGATCTTGCCGGCTACGACCGCGTTGGCCGCGATGTACGCGCTCGTGATGGACAGGGCCACCAGCCGGTCGGCGGTGACGCTGCCGGCGATGATGCTGTTGCCTCGTATCGTGTTGGCGGCCACGAGGTCGCCGGTGATCGTGCCCGTGGCCACGACGTTCGACGCGACGAGGTTCACGTCGTTCCACTGCGTGCCGTCCCATACGAGCATCTCGATGATGCGCGAATCCAACGGGACCAATATGGACGTGGAATTGTTCGGATCGCCCTCCCAGTAGGTGTAGAAATCAGCGAGCAGGGAAGCGGAGTTGTTCGGATCGCCCTCCCAGCGCGTCCAGTACTTCTGGGTCTTCTGCCATGAGTCGCCCTGGTGCACGGTCATATTCGGCAGCGTCGTGGGATCGTCCGGCCCGTGGAAGATGCTGTGCATCCCGTCCAGGCTCGTGCCGACTGAGTTGGCCTTGTCGATCGCGCTCTGCGCTTTGGATGAGGCGTTCGAGATGTTCGTGTTGGCCGTGGCGATGGCGCTGGTGTTCGTGGCGATGTCGTTCTTGGCCTTCGTGATGTCGGACTGCGCCGTGGCGAGTTTGCCGTTGGCCGTTGCCAAGTCGTTGGTTGTCTGCTGCGACTGGGCTTTGACCGTGGCCAGCGTCTGATTGGTCCCGGTCAGCGTCGCATTCGCGCCGGCGATGGCCGTGGCGTTCGCCTGGATGTCCGACTGCGCCTTCGTGAGCTTCGTGTTCGCCGCTGAAATGGCGGCGGCGTTGTCGCCGATCTTGCCGTTGGCGGTGATGATGTCGGCCTTGGCTTTCGTCAGGTCGGTGTTCGCAGCGGCGAGCGCAGTGGCGTTCGTCTGGATGTCCGATTGCGCTTGCGTGAGTTTCGTGTTCGCGGCGCTGATGGCGCTCGTGTTCGCGGCGATCTTGCCGTTGGCGGTGACGATATCCGCTTTGGCTTGGCTGATGTCTGTTTTCGCTGCTGTCAGGGCGGCGGTGTTCGCGTCCAGGTCGGTTCTGGCCGTGGTCAGCTTCGAGTCGAGCTGCGTGAGCGTGGTCTTGTTGGCTGCGATGTCCTTGTTGGCCTGTGTCATGGCGGCGTCGTTGGCGGTCAGGTCGTCGTTGATGGCCTTGATGTCCGCTGGCGTGACCGCGCTGGCGACCGTGATGCTCGCGCCCGCGCCCCATGCGCTCCTGTTGCCGGAATGGTCTGCGCTGCGCAGCGCGAACCAGTATGTGGCTCCGGCGGTCAGGCCGGTCATGACGATATGGCCGTCGCGCTGCAGGGAGTCCCGGTACTGGTAGCTGCCGTTCGTGCTGCTCATGCCGATCTCGACATGGTCGAGGTCGCTTTCCATCAGGCCGCCGTTGTAGGTCTTGCCGTCCCATCGTCCGTCGACCACGCCTAGCTGGGATGCGAGGATCGGTGTGGATGGCACGCTTGGCGGGGTGGTGTCCGATGCGACCAATGCCACCACGGGGTCGCACCATAGTCCCGGGTTGTCGGAGTACGTGGGCATGGCGCGGACGTGGAACTCGTATGACACGCCGCATTCCAGGTATCCCACTCCCATGGACGGCCGCGACGCGTCTGTGGTGCCGGCTGACATCCACAATGCGCCCGCCACGTGCTTGCGGTATTCGACCTGGTATCCGCTCACGTCGATCGCGGTATTGTCCGTGGCCTGCGTGGCCTGCGCCCACTGCAGCGACGCCAGACCGCGCGCGATGCCGGCGGAGTCGATGTATGCGCTCGTGGCCACGACCAGCCCCAGCGGGGCCTGCGCCACGCGATGGTCCTTGTCTGGCGCGGGCCGTCCGCCTTGCGCTCCTCCTGCGACGGCTCCGCCGGTGATGCCGGCGACTCTCTTGGCCTGTCTGGTCTGGGAGTCGTAGAGGCGGTCGTTGAGGATCAGGGCGCATTGCAGGCCGGCGTCTGACTGGCTCAGGGTGATGCGCTGGACGCGGACCTTCTCGCCGTGCGCCACGGTGGGAGCGGTGATCCAGTCGCCGGGATGGTAGTCGATGAGCGGCAGCTTGTCGATTCCCGTGGCGAGCACGGCGCGCGTGTACTGTCCTCTGACGCGGGCCGCCTGGTCGAGCTGGCTGGACATCATGAGTTCGGCGGTGGCCTGGTCGGATACGCCGCCCTGTTCGAGGTAGAGCTCCCATTTGCCCCATGGGGTCGGAGCTGCAGGGTTGTCCTTGGCGAATACGAGGCTGTCGCCCTGCACGAGGATATGGCTGGCGAGCGCTTCGATGCTTTCCTCTTCTGGGGCTTGGAGGATCTGCGTGGGGGTTTGTATCGTGATCTGCGTGGACAGGTCGCGGCATAGGCTCGGAGAGTCGGCGTTCCATAGTTTGAGCGTGCGGCCGTCGGTGCGCCAGTCGCAGATGCCGTTCGATGCGAGGTTGTCGAGGATCGTGTACAGGTCGATGCCGAGGTCGTAGTAGAGCGTCATGACGTTGCTCCACGCGTTGCCGGCGGAATCCTTGCCGGTGTCGAATCCCAGTGGCATGCATTGGGCCGCTCCCCCGCGCCCCGTGTTCTCGCTCATGAGCGTGGACATGATGGTGCCTGTGTTGGCGCTCAGGAATGCGCGCTTGCCCTGGTTGTCGCCGTCGGTGAGCAGGGCCGTCGTGTTGAGGTTCCTGATTTTCTTGAGCAGCCATATCCAGGTGACGAGGGTGAGGGTGATGGTGTCCGTGCGGTCGGTCGCGTCGCGCGAGCGTCCGATGAGCAGGAATCGGCTGTTGTATGGTTCGCTCCACGTGGTGCCGTCGGATGCCTCGAGGCTGATTTCGAGCCCCTGTTCGAGGCCTCGTTTGAGGATCGTGCCGCCGAGCGCGGCGCGGGAGTAGCTGATTTTGAGCGTGCCCGCGTCGTCATGCTCGTAGCTCGCCTCCCAGGAGAGCGGCTGCGGGAGGTATCCGGCGAATGCGCCGTTGGGTTCGTAGGCTTTGAGACGGCAGGATAGGGTCTTTGCCATGAGTGGCCTCCTTGGCGTTTACCACCAGCTCTGGCGGAATTGGAGAAGCAGCGCATCGCTTGCCTGTCCGCCAGTGCAGGCCAAATCGCACCGGTATGCGCCGTCGGCGTCCGGGGTGATGGCGAGCGGTCCTGCTGCCGGGTAGTCGATGCCGACGCTGCTTGGATTCGCACTGGTCCATGCGCTGGATGACGTGGACTGCCATGCGGCCAGTCGCGCGGGGTCGAGGTACAGGTATGTGCTGGATTGCCGTGTGCCGGCCCAGGTGATGCCGGTGCCAGTCGCATGGTCGGTGAGGGTGATGCCGGTCACGCCGGTGGGAGCGCGGATTATCGCGTCCGGTATGGGGGCGTCTCCGAGCGTGCCGGGCGTGAGCGCGCCGCCCGACAATGGAAGGCTGGCCTGCACTGCGTTCGGCGAGCGCCACCAGACTCCGAGTATTCGGAAGGCGATGGTGATGCGCATGACTGACTCGTAGACGCTGTCGCCGTCCGGGGCGAGTGAGGTGCAGCGGACTTTCGCCTGCTGGGTGGTGCCGTTGAATGTTCGGCTCAGGGTGAGCGAGGGCATGGTGCATAGGCGTGCGAGCGTCGATATGCTGCTGTGGTAGGCGTCGGGGCCGTTGGCTGCGATGCGCAGCGTGTATGGTCGGCTTGTCTGCCGCAGTGGTAGTCCGGTGTCGATGCTTCCGTGGGCTCCGGGCGTGATGATGTCGTCGAATTCGGGGCTGATGGCGGCGAGCCAGTCGCTGCCTTGGGTGACGGTGCATCCGGGGCCGCCTATCGGCACGCCGTTGAGCATCCATGTGGGGTCAGCCATCATGGCTCCTTAGCTGTTGAATGTGTGGTCGGAGTCGTCGGCTGATTTGATGGGCCAGGGGGCGGCGACCGGGTTGTTGACGGTCTGGGTGACGTATGTGTTGCCGCCGTATCCGGCACTGCCCTGCGTTTTGGCGTCGAGGCTGAGCGTCGGGTCGGCGACCATGGATTGCAGGTCGTCGTTCAGGCCGGCGACGAATGGCATGACGTTAGCCTTCCAGCTTTTGCGCAGGGATCCGCCGAAGCCGGCCATGATCACGTCTCCTGCGGGCACCAGGAGCGTCGCATCGTAGGAGAGCGGTCCCTTGTGGTCGCGGATCCATCCGGCGATTCCGCCGATGAAGTCGGTGACTTGGTTCCATGCGCTGATCAGGCCGTTGAGGAAGCCGGTGATGATGTTCCATCCCGCGCCCCATAGGAGCTGTCCGACGTTGCCCAGGGCGTTGAGGATTCGTCCCGGGATCCCGTACATCCAGCCGACCGCGCTGTTCCATGCGTTCTCCACGCCGGAGACCGCATTCCAGAAGTATCCGGCGATGGCTCCGCCGATGCCGGAGAAGACGCCCGCTATGCGTCCGGGGACGGAGCCGAACCAGTTTGCCGTCGAATCCCATGTGCTTCTCGCGCCGTTCGCCGCATTGGAGAATGTCGCCTTGATGCCGTTCCACAGGTCCGAGAAGAAGTCACGGATCCCGTTCCACGTGCTGCTCGTGTTCGACGCGATCGATTTCCACAGGTTCGACAGGAACCCGCCGATGCCGTTCCATGCGCTGGTGACGCCTCCGGATATCGACTGCCACAGGTTCGAGAAGAAATTCTGCACGTCGGTCCACGCCGCTTTGAGCCATGCGATGAACTCGGACCAGATCTTCCGCCCCGTGTCCGTCTGCGTGAAGAAATAGACGAGGCCAGCCACCAGCGCCGCGAGCGCGACGATGACTATGGTGATTGGGTTCGCGTCCATGACGACGTTGAATGCGGTTTGGACTGCGGTGGCTATTCTGGTGGCTGCGCTCCATAGGTCCTGTGCTATTTTCCATGCCTGGAATGCGGCGATGACGGTGCCGATGCCGGCGGCTATGGCGGAAAGCCAGTCCTTGTTGCGCGTGACCCATTGAAGCAGGGAGCCGAGCTTCTGCATCATGGTGGCGACGATGCTGCCGATTTGCGTGCCGAGCTGTTCGAGCGCCGCTCCGGCCTGGGCGGCGAAGTTCTGCACTGCGGGATTCTGGAACCATGTGAGCAGTCCGTGGATGGCGGGGATGATGGCGTTGTCGATGAGGTTGGAGAAGCCGGTGAAGACGGGGATGAGGGCTTGCCCGACCTGGGTCTTGAGGCCGTCCATGCTGGTCTGCAGGTTGCGGGTTGCACTCTTGTAGGCGGCGAATTTCGCTTTGGACTGGTCGTCGAGCACGAGGCCGAGGCTTTTGGCTTTCCCTTCGAGTTCGGCGATGCCGGCGCTTCCCTTGTTGAGGAAGGGGAGCATCTGGGTGCCGCTCTTGCCGAAGAGCTGGGTGGCGAGCGCTGTTTTCTGCACGCCGTCGGGCATGTTCTTGAATTTGTCGGCGACTTGGGGCAGGAGTTCGCTCATGGGTTTCATCTGCCCGTTGGCGCCGTTGATGCTGGTGCCGAGGAGCTGCTGCATGGCGGCGGTCTTCTTGCTGTCGCCTTGCACGCCTTGCAGCTTCTTGGCGAAGATGGTGAGCGACCCGCCGGCCGCGTTGGCGTCCATGCCTGATAGGCGCATGGCTCCCTGCAGGCTGCTGACCTGCGAGGTGGTGCCGCCGATGATGCGCTGCAGTCCGCTTGTGCTTGCGGCCATGCTGGTGAACTGGCTGACGGAGTCCGACGCGAATTTCTTGACGGCTGCGACGCTCATGGCGGCGGCAATGGGCGCTGCGAACTTCTTGAGTCCGGCGATGAGGTTGCTGCCGATGCTGCTTCCGGCGCTGGCCCCGCCTTTGGCTCCGGCCTTGCTGGCGGCGGGGACGATGGCGCTGGTGATCTGCGCTTCCGCGTTGGGGGTGGCGGCGATCAGCTCGTAGTAGGCGGTCATGAGTTTCTTGCCGGCCATGATCGCCTGCTTTCTGTTCTGTTATTGCCAGCCGATGCGCTTGTTGAGTTCGCTGATCGGCAGTTTCCTGTATCTGCGGCCGCTGTCCGTGGCGGTGCGCAGCAGGTCGATGATGCTTGGCTTCGTTCCGGTGAAGCTGGCTTGGAAGGCGCGCAATTGGTTGACTGTCGCCGTTTCCACGAGATTCTGGTAGCGCACTCCCCTGGTCCATCCGGCCAGCTCTGCGCTCAGCGCGGAGTCCAGGGGGGTGTAGGCGACGAAATCCCTGAGGTCGGACCAGTCGAAACGCTCTCCGCCCAGGTCGCGCAGCCTCAGGCCGTGTTCGATCAGGTCGCGGCTCAGTGCGCCTCGGTGCTCTCTGACGAGCTGGCCGAGGCCTGCGATTCCCCCACGCTGACGGTGCTCGCATCCTGCCACGCCTGGAAGAAATCCATGAACTGCTGCTGGTCCTCGAACAGGTCGAGGATGTCCATGCTTGGGCTGATGCGGTGCAGGAACTTGCCCATGAATTCGATGAGGCTTGACGGGTCGGATTCGTCGATCTTGGGCAGGTCGAGCGCGAGCTTGGGGGGGATGTACTGCAGGAGCGGGAGCGAGTAGGCCTTCCTGCTTCCGGGCATCCGGAATTCGAAGCGGTTCTCTTTCTTCGTGGCTGCCGACGCGGGCACTTGGTAGATCATGGTCACGCCGTCGCCTTCTTCCCGTCATCCCAGTATTCGCGGAAGTAGATCGACTTTCCATTGCTGTCCGTGCCCATGGGCAGGAGCGCCCAGGTGACGGTGCGGCTGGCGGCGTCATCGTCCTTCATGGTGTATTTGTCGCGGTCGGTCAGCTGCGCGGAGCCGAATACGAGGCGGCCGGTCTTCGCGCCGTCCACCAGGTCGATGACCATTGCCTGCGGATCCTGCAGGTCGAGCACGCCGGCGATGGCGAGCTGGTTGCCGTGGGTGGCGTTCGCTGGCGTCGAGGTCACATTGTTCGCTCCGTACAAGGCCTTCTGCACGATGGGGTTCAGATATTCGAGGAAACCGTATGAGACGGTGGCGCTGGTGCCTTTCTTCACGACGTGGACCGCGTCGCCGCCTAGCGCGATGACGGTGTCCGTATCGATCTTCTCCTCGCGGTCGAATCCGTCGGATGTGACGTATCCGGCGCGGCCGAATGCCGGGTCGAGCGCCGTGGTGCAATCCGTGGGCAGCTTCGACCCTGTGGGTGCGAGGCTCACGCCTCCGATTGCGGTGACCGATCCGACGATCACATTGTTCTTGTCGCTCATCGCGACCTCCTTGTATCTGGCGGCTGGTGCCGTCTGCTATTGGATCTGCTGGATGATGTTGCGCGAGCGCGCCTGCAGGGTGGCCGCGTACCGGCTCATCGCCGGATAGTCGGGGTGCGGGTCGTTGCCCGGCCCGCCGAGCGTCTGCACGCCGAACAGGATGCCTGTGGATTCGCCGAGCGCCGCCGTGGCGAGCGCGGTGATTCTGCTGGCCCTGGTTTCGGTTGCGGCCCAGCCTTCGAGCGTGATGGTCCATGTGGTTGTGGTCATGGTTTCCGCTGTCGGGTTGGATGCGATGAGACGGATGAATTCGCTTGGCGTGCTCCCGCTATCGTTGATGGGGATGCGCGTGCCGATGGGGATGCCTTGCGTTTCCGGTATGCGGGTGAGGACGTCGTTGAGCTGCTGGATGCATTGCTCTTCGATGTCCTGCATGATGCTCAGCTGCATGCTCAGCCTCCTGTCAGCGCTCGGGTGAGGCAGCGTCTGGTGGCTTCGAGCCTGCGGGCTTCCTCGCTGTCGGCCGAGACGATGTATCTGGCTCGCGATTTCGATGGGGCGGGGTGGACGCGGTAGCCGTCCGCGATGCCGGCGAGGCTGTTGGCCCGGCTGGCTATCGCGTAGGCCTGGTCGCGCAGCTCGCGGTCCATGGCCGGGTCGCTCCTGAGTTCGCCGAACGCGTCGTAGTGGAATTTGATGGTCGCCTTGCCCATGTCACCCCTTCCATGCCTTGAGCGTGGCGGTCGCGTAGTCGAGGAGTCCGAGCGGATCCGCGACGCGCAATACCATGCCGTCGATCTGCAGCTCCTGCCCGGCGTAGAGGATGCGCGCATTGTCGCCGATCTGCGTATCCGAGGGCATGTAGATCGCGTACTGGCTCAGAGTGCCGTTGCGGTTGTCGCTGGCGGTTGCCGTGGCAGGGGCTTGGATGTCGCAGCCTTCCTGCTCCTGCCATTGGCCGGGCCATGCGATGGCCTGCCCGCCGTGGTCGGGCACGAGGATGGGGTTGCGGTATTTGACGGTGGTGCCGCCGAAGATGCCCAGCCCGTTCATGCCCGTGCTCCCAGCGAGTATCGGGCGGCGGCGTCGCTCCATTTCTGGGTGACGCCCACTGTGGTCGCGGCTCCGAACGTGATTGAGCGCCCGCCCAGCGCATAGGACTGGATGCCGGCGAGCGCCCGGTATTGGGTTTCGGCCTGTTCGAGTATCGCGTCGGCCAGCCCGCCGGGTATCTGCTCGTACCCGTGCGAGCAGGTGACGGTGATATTGCCCAGTTCGTCGGGCCAGCCGGACGCTCTGCGCAGGATGCCTGCGTTGAGGTTCGCGGTGTAGTCCGCTGTCGTCTCGTCTGCGATTGTCACTGATGTGATGGCGCTGATGTGCATGACGGGGAGCAGCAGCGTTCGGGTGCCGCTCCCGTCCATGACGATCGTGTCATTCGGCGTGTAGGCGGGGTTCCAGCCGATGGCGTCGATGAAGCGGTCCGATGCGCGGCGCAGGGCGAGCAGCAGCTTCGGGTTGTCGGCTGCTGCTCCTGTCAGCGTGGCGAGATCGTTGATGTCGGCCAGGTAGGTGGTAGTCTCCGCCATGGCTGGCCTCTACTTTCTCGCAGTCTGCTTGAGCGGCTTGCTTGTCTGCGGCTTCGGCGTCTCCTTGGTCACGGGCTGCTGGGCGTCGGCGGGTCTGATGCCGAGATGCTCCGCGTCCTCGCGCCGGTAGCGCACGCCGCCGATGATGATCATGTCGTGCGCGGCCATGCTCACTCGCCCTTGATGGTGGCGATGAGCAGCTTCGCCGGTTCGCGGGTCAGCAGCAGGCTTCGCTGTTCGGCGCGCAGGTAGGTGAGGTTGTGGCGGGCGTCGTCCTCGTTCTGGTTGAATGCGGCCACGCTGATCGTCTCGTAGTCGAGCAGCTGCACGACGCTGAAATCGCCGAGGATGGCGATTCCGGCTGCCACGGACTGGCAGGGGATCATGGGAACGCCCCACAGGGTGCGTGGGCCGATGCTGAACGGCCCCTGGCCGAGGTAGCGGCCGGTCGTGTCCTTGAGCAGGTCGATGGCCTCGATGTCGCTCGGGTTCAGGACGATGGCCTGGATGACGCCCTTCGACGTGTTCTGCAGCTTCGAGATCGCCTTGCGCACGGTGGTGATCGCATCCGTGTCGAACGTCTGGTTGAGCACGCCGGTCATGTGCAGGATGCCTGCCGGCTCGTTGTCGCCCGATCCGTTGAGCACCTTGTCCTCGATGGTCGATTCGAGATTGCTGCGCAGGGTCGTATCGATCAGGGTGCTGATGATCCCGTCGTCCTTGAGCTCCTGGTTGGTGACCTTGAACCCGTCGGCGTACGTGTACCCGTTAGCATTCGCCAGCTTGAATTCCAGCGTGGAGAGCGGCTTCTCGCCGCCTTCCGGAACGATGCTGGAATTGTTCGTCACGCTGATGAGCTGACGGTATTCCACGTGATCGGCGTTCGTGGTGGAGCGCGTGATCAGGTTGAGGAACACCGGCTGGTTGCGGTAGGTAAGGTCGGTGATGCCGGGCAGGCGCACGGTCTGCGTCGCGCCCTGCATTGCGGTGCCCAGCGGGGCCGGGTCGGCCTTCGCCGCGAACGAGCCGAGGTTCTTGACCTCGAATCGCACGGGAGTGCCGTCCACGCCGCGCGGATTCGCCTTCTTGAACGCCTTGAACTCCGGGGAGTTGACGAACCGCTTGCCGAGCGTGCCGCCCTTCATGCTCCGGTCTTCCGCATCATCGTTCTCGGCGGGGTCGTCGGCGAGCGCGGCTCTCAATGCGGCTGCGGTCTTCGCGCTGCGGGCGATGTCGGCTTTCAGGTCGCCGATCTCCTTGGCGAGCGTTTCGGCTCGGGTCACGTCCTCGTCGCTCATCGATTCGCCTTTCTTCGCGATGGCTGCGGCTTCGTCGAGCAGGGACTTCAGCTTCTGGTGCTTGTTCATTGGTTTTCCTCCTGCCCGATGTGGGCGAGTAGTTGCGCGAGCGCGTTGCTTTTGCGCATTAAAAAATCCTCCGAGGATTCGGAGGATTCGTTCTTGTGTTCCCGGCCTTTGCCGTCGGGCGGGTCGGGCGATACGGCGTCGATGACTTCATCCAATGCCTTGATGCCGTCGGACATGTGCTTGTGCAGTGATTTCAATGCCTCGACGTGCTTGGATGCGAGCACGCGGCCCTCTTTGAGAGTGGAGTGGTCTCCGGATCTCATTTTCGATGGTTTGACTCCGGCGTCCTTGAGCCAGCCGGTCATCTCGTCGATCTCGGACTGCTGCGCCGCGATGATTCCCTTGGCGAGCTTCGCCACGCGCGGATCATGCTCGTCGCCGTCGTCGAGGAGCTTGCTGCTCATGTCTATCGCCATCTGATGGTGCGGGATCATGGCTTTCAGATACGTGATGTCGGAGTCGGACAGATCGTCCGATTTTTCTGATTTCACGCCGATCAGCCTGGTGCCGGGGTTCGCGCCTTTCAGTGTGAGGCTGACTTCGTTGAGGTCGAAGTTCTTGACGTGTTCGAGGCCGGAATCGTCGGTTTCGATGTCGTCGGGGCTTTCGAATCCGCCGACGCTGAATTCGTGCACGCGATGCTGGGAGAGCAGCGTGTACGCCTGCTGCGCTGTCGGGTTGTTCATGTCCAATTGGGCTTCGACCTGCAGGCCCTCATTGGTTTCCGTGGCCTTCGCGGAGCCGATGTGCGACCAGATGTCATCCCACTGGTGGTCCCACAGGATCGGCAGCGGCGAATCGTCCGTGAACGTCTCGATCGATTTCGCGAACGCTCCCGGCTCCATCACTTGGCCTTGCGAGTCTGGCACTCCGAATGCGTTCACGACGGCGGTGAACTTGCCTTCGCCTGCAGCCGTGTCCGCTTTGAAGGTGAATGTCTTCGTCACCGTCCGGCGGTGGTTTTCCGTATCCATAACTGTTTCCTTTCACCATGTGTAGGACAGGACGCATGTGCATCCCGCTGATTCGTCCACGTCCAGCCCGCCGTCGCCCGGCCAGCGGGCTCCGTTGCTGAATGTGTCGCGCATGCCGACGGTTTCGCCGTTCATGGCGGCGTGCGCGGGGCGTGGGTTGGCCGATGTGACCGTCCATGTCTTCTGGGTGAGGCCGGATGCGCTGGCGGCGTCGTCCCGGCCGAATCCGGCGCAGTTGGCGACCAATGCTCCGGCCCATGCGAGCGCGGTCGAGTCCTTGAGCCGGTCGAGCAGTGATTTCTTGGGGTCCTCGCCGGAATCGTCGGAATCGTCCTCGTCCTCGTCTTCGGCGTCGTCGAGATCTTCGAGGCTGCCGAGCATGCCGTCGTTGATCTTGCTGGCCGCGTTATCGGTGATCGCGTCCACGTAGGGTCGCATCACGTCGGCGGCCCACCCGTCCTCGCTGGGGTTGTATTCGTCTATGACGCTTTTCGCGCCGGCCAGAGCGGTAGCCCACGTGTGCGGGCTCATGGCCTGGGCGAGTATCGCATCCCATTTGCGGTGGAATGCCTTGGGATCCTCCTTGTCGTCGTGCTCGGAGAGCTGGCGCTGGTAGATGCCGGTCAGCGCGTCGGCCAGGCTGGTCTGGCTGCGTGCTTTCACGGTGGCGAGCTGGTCGAGGCAGTTGCGGCGCAGCCGCATGCGCGCGGCGGACCTCACCATGCTCTCCTTGGCCTTGCGGTTCTGCGAGCCGGTGTCGGTGGGCGAGGCGAGTCCGCCTTCGGTGACGTTCAGGGGGACGATGAGCTGTTCGGTGCCGGGGATCTTGGAGTAGTCGAGCACGGTGCGCGCTTCGGCGCGTGTCATGTACGGTCCGCCGACTGCCGTCTGCAGGTAGCTCGCCATTTCCAGGAAGCTGCCGTTGAGCGCCGCGTTCCGGTCGAGCTCCCCATACAGGCCCTGCCCGTCGGCGTCCAATGCGGGAATGATCTCCAGATTGAATGCCTGCTCGAACTGCTCGAGTATGGGGCCGAGGGTGGGGCCGTAAAGCATCTGCCGGAATGCGGCTATGTTGCTGAACGTGCCCTGCCTGCTGCCTACCAGCTCGGGCGGGATGTGGAAGGCGGAGCATACTTCGATCTCGGAGAGCCGGCGTCCTTCGATGTCGTTGGCGTCCGCCGGGCTGATGGTGCTGCCCAGGCTCTTGTAGTCCATGCCATCCTCGAGGATCGGGGTTCCGCCCGCGTTCGAATCGCGGAACTCCCGCCATGATTGGACGAAACGGGCTTGTTTCTCCGGAGCCTTGTCCCAGTCCGGAGCCTCAAGGGGGCGGGTGATGATGCCGGTGAACTTGGGGCTGCGGTCCCATTGCGCGTTGCGCCATGCTACGGCGTTAGACTGCTCCTGCAGTATCTGCCTGAGCGTGACGAGCGGGCTTATCCCGCCGCCGTCGATCGGCGACCATCCGGTGCCTATCGCCAGAGGCTCGCCGGTCAGATCGAACACTCCCTGGCTCGTGTTCACGCCTACCTGCGAGATGTTGCCAGTCCGGTCGGAATTGATGGAGAGCAGGCGCGGCGGGATGCGCTGCAGCGTCATGGATCCCGCCGAATCAGGTAGGAGCGCCACGCACCAGCGGTCGTAGAGCATCGAATCGCAGGTCAGTTTGAATAGGAGATTGTAGGAGGTCTGGCGTGCTCCGGGGTTCGGCGAGCGCAGGAGCTGTTCGGCGGCGGAGTCGGAGACGCGCTGGCGGTCGTCGTCGGCGGCACGGGAGTAGATCTTCCATGGGATGACGGCGACGTTGCGGGCGGCGAATTCCACGACCTTGCGTACGCTTGGCTGGCTTTTCCAGATGTCGCGCACGTCGAGCGGCCCATTGTCGAAGAGCGCGGAGAGCGGCGTGGGCGGGTCTGCGACCTGCATGCCCCACGTGGTTCTGGTGTTGGCTCCGGTGATGCTGGGGTTGCCGATGGTGATGATGCCGGTGTCGGTGCTGAATGATGCCATTACTGCACCTGCACGATCAGGATGGAGCGGCTGGGGATGACCACGATGCCGGGCACTTCGCCGGAGGCTGTCTTCACGCCGCACAGGCGCAGGCGTCCGGGCCATGCCCATAGGCTGCGACCGGTGATGGCGGTGCCGTCGATGAGGCTGATGGTGAGGCTTCGGCCGGGCTTGAACCACATGATGTCTCCTTTGCTATGCGATGAGCAGGCCGTGGCCCTCGTAGGCGCTGCGCTTGCTCGATTCGGCGTCGGCCATGGCTTCGCTCATGGCGTTGACCAGCGCGGCCACGCCGTCGATCTTGTCGCCTGATTTGGCTTTGTCGGGTTTCACATTCTCGGCCGGGTCCATGGTGACGGCGAGGTTGTCCATGCACCAGTCCATGACCGGATGCTGGTGGGCTATCCCCGCCTGCCCCTTCATGCCGGCGAGCACGAGGCGCTGTATCTGCTTCAGCGGCGGGCTGAGTGTGAGATAGCCTTGCCTGACTTTGACCATGTTGATGCCGTCTGCCACGAGGTCGTTGACCAGCTGGCTGCTGTTGTACGGGTCGTAGCCGAGCGATCGGATGTCGAACGCTTCGGCGTCATGGTTGATGGCGGCGCGGATGAAGTCGTAGTCCTGCACGTTGCCGGGGGTGGTGGAGAGCCATCCGTCCGCCGCCCATGCGCTGGCCGCGACGTTCGTTCTCAGGTCCAGTGCGCGCAGGTTCTCTTCGGGCGTCCAGAACCGCCATATGGCCTGGAACCGGTCGCCGTCGGGGAAAAGCCAGCATAGCGCCGACAGGTCGGATACGGAGGCGAGGTCGAGGCCGCCGTAGCACGGCTTGCCTCGCAGCGCATTCTCGTCGATGTCCCGCTCGTTGGCCTGCCATGCGCGCATGCTGATGTATTTCGTGGTCTGCTTGGTGCGTACGTTGAGGTTCAGCCGCAGGAATCTCGCGAGGTTCAAGGGGCTGTCCTTGGCCTTGTCGGCTTCGGCGCGCATGAACTCTTTGGTGGGGCTCACCCCGTAGCCGGGATTGGCGCGCATCCATGTGGTCTCCTTGAATGGGTCGGCGGTCTTGGGGGCGGCGAAGATGACCGCGTACTCGCTGTCATTGTGGAATACGCCCTTGCATAGCTTCTCGACGCGGTCGCGATGCTGCGAGTACGGGCTGTGCATCTTGCCGTCGTCGGCCGTGGTGATGATCAGTCCCAATGGCTGCTCGCGAGCGCCGGTTCCTGATTCCAGCGCGTCGATCACGGTGGAGTCCCTGTGCACGTGCATCTCGTCTACGATGTAACCGCTGGGGTTCGTCCCCTGCAGCAGGTCGCCTATGGATCCGACAGCCTTGAAGAAGCTCTGGTCGATGGGGCGCACGATCTCCTTCTTCATCGACTGTATGCCGGCGGCTTTGAAATCGGGACTGTTCTCGGCGATCAGCTGCGCGGGCCGATATGCGTTCCATGCCTGCTCCTTGGATCCTGCGGCGGCGATGACCTGAGCGCCATGCTCGCCGTCGGCGAACGCGAGATACAGGCCAAGCCCGGATGCGATCGTGGTCTTGCCGTTCTTCCTGGGCACTTCGATCCACACGCTGCGGATGATGCGCACCACGCGGCCGTCCGCGTTCCGCCGCACCCAGCCGAATACTGGGGCGATGATGTATGCGATCTGCCACGGGTCGGGCCTGAGCGGATGACCGGCCCACTTGCCCTGCGTGTGCCGAAGGTGGCGCAGCGTGTCGATGACCTTGTCCACGCGCTCCGGGTCGAAGTATGCGCCCTCTGCATCGCGGGGATCCGTCGTGCGCCACAATGGCTTCTGCCATGCGTGCAGCTCGATGCCACGGGATTTGAGATACCATTTGACCTCTGGCGACAGCGGGGCTGCATATGGCCGGTCAGTCGAGCGCGAACGGGTTGCCTTCCTTGCCGCCATTCGCGTCGCCCCCTACATTGATGCGAGACCGGGCGGCGAACGACAGTCCAAGCTGCTTCGCGTATTCCAGGAACATCGATGAATTGTCCTTGAAGATCTGCGCGCGCGGGCTTTTCGCTTCCTGCCCGCCATGCCGCTTGTCCTCGGTCACGACTCCGGCCTCGATCATCTCGTTCGATGCCTTGCGTGCGACCGAGAAATGCCGCAATGCCATCTCCAGCGTCATGCCGTCGGCCTCGGACAGCAGACCGGCCTCGGACAGCACCGGAACGACCTCATCCCACAGCGCGTCGATCTCCAATGGCAACCCATTGGGCTTGTCCGGCTCCTTCGGAGCGACCAGCGACTGCGCGGTAGCCTCGCCGGAAGGCGATTCGCCGACCGGAGCGAGCTTCAAACGTCCGCGAGCGCCCATAATCGCCTCCAAAGACCGCAAAAACATGAAAACAGCCAGACAGACGGCCCGAATCTCTCCAAAACATGGAAAAATAGCGCTCGCGCACGCAAACCTGACCATGCCGCTGCCCACGGTAAGGTTCGCGCAAATGAGAACACCCCTACCCGCCGTCACGATCCCGGCGGCGCAGGGCGGCGCGTCTCATCGTGCGCTCGCGGTTCTCTCTGATAGTGATTTCCTTGTGGCATGGATAGCACAGCCATCGGCCATTCGCAATGTCGTATTTCGCTCCGCCGTCGGCGACGGGGATGATGTGGTCGGCCTGGCCGTGGGGAGCGTAGCGTCCGCACTGCTCGCAGATGCCGTTCGCGTCCTCCTTGATCTGCCGACGCCATTTGCGTTCGAGCTTCGGATCCATCTGCAGCGTGTGCTGGCTGGGCTGCTGCCACGCTGGGCGCTGGTGCTGCTCGCACCGGCCATGCTCAGTGGCTATATTGCCGCATCCTGGATAGGTGCAGCGCGTCGGAGGCATTCACGGCATTGTGATCGCCTCCCTGTCTCAGTTACGCCATGCGTCTATATCGGTCTGCCAGTCATCCAGCAGCTCAGTGCCATTCCTGTCGAGGATTGCGGACGCCTTCTGCAATTGGCCGAGCGCGGTCTTGGCTTCGATCTTGTCCGATTGGACTCCCATGGGCTTGTAGAGCAGCGGAATGATGTACTCGTCGCCGCCCTTGGTGCGTATGGCGAATCCAAGCTGCTTGATCGTCTCAACGGTCTTGCGGCCGAGAATCGCGCCGCCGACGATGCCGACCGGACCGAACAGGAGACCGCCGACTCCGGCGGCAGCATAGCCGCCCTTATTCTTCTCATCAGTCTGCACGAATGTCGTATAGGCGATTACATCGCTATACGGTATGGTGTCAGGCTTGCGTTTGAAAGCGAACTTCGGCTTGCCGTTCTTCCACCGCGTGTATATCTGCCAAGCCTTTTCATCATCCGAATACTTGACAATGCTCGACGTGCCCGAAAGCGCGCCCACAATCGATTTATACCCCATAGGGAAATTATAGCCCCATCCGCTCCGGTATGGGAACACGCATGAATCGAGAGACTACAGCATCGCCGCGCAGCATGAACTGTCCATCACGATCATATTGGAAAACCTGCCCGTAGAGATTGCCTGAGTCCGCATAGACAACCCCATCAGCGAACCATACATGCGGCGCATAAGCTCGGCCGACATCTCCCAGCAGCGCCATATCACTCGGCGAATCATCATTGAGCTGCCGGCAGGAAGCCAAATGCCTATTGCCCAGAATCGACGACGGCCTGATAGCATCCCATCCATGCCGATCGCTCACGCCGACATCCGAATGCACAGCGCTCGCGAATGTCCGAGTGAAATCCCGAATGGCCATTTTCATGAGCCGGTCGAATCGTGCGGCGTCGAACATGGGCATGTATCCGGGCTTCGGCGATGTGAGCGGCACAGGGACCGTCACGCCGGCCAAGCTCGTGCCGTGCTCATCTACGATATGGAGGCTTACTGAGGGCTGCGCTGCCATATTCGGCCTCCGATACGGTGATGCCAGCAGGCCGGGGAAACTGCGGAGAAAGGGCATAGAGCGCAGCTTGTGTACCTGTTGGCAAGTGTGATTGTGATGTTGGTCTCCATCTATGGAAAGCACCAACTGTAGATAGTTGTATGGCCACAGTCAGCCGATGTCAATTATTGGCCACACCTTGCGAATCATTGCGGGTGAATGCCTTCCACACGTCCCATACCCGGTAGACCGGCTTGCCGTACTGGCTGCCGATGGGACTGAGTATTCCGCGCCGACGCCACTCGTTGATGGTTTTTCTTTTGACGTCGATGCCATTGATTTTAAGCATGTTGCTGATGGCGCTGGCGGTGCCGGTGGTCACGATGTGCCGCTCCTCGTCGTCCACTGCGATGCTGCAGGTGAGCAGGTGCTGCTCCTGTACTTGCCGCACGTTGACGGGCTGGCCGCATTTGCAGCCGACCCATCCGCCTTTGATCTCGTCGTCGCTCAGCCATAGGTTGCGGCCGCAGCGCGGGCACAGGCCGACCATGCGCCGGTCCTCTGGCGGGGTGAGCGTCATGACCGACTGGTGCGCATACCGTCTGGCCACGTGCATGAGATGCGCGATATCCTTGCGCGACGCCAATGCGGGGACGCGCTGCGAGGCCGCATTGAGCAGCGACTCGCTTGGCATGTGCCGGTTGTACTTGAGCTGCAGTGCCCGGCCGAGCATGCCGGCGAACTCATCGACATCGTGCACAAGCTGGAACGCGGCCATATTCAATGGGATGGGAGCGACGCTTCTGGATCCTCCGCCGTGCTCGCGGCGCACGACCGTGCTGCGCCTGGATGCTTCCTCGCGCAATGCGGGGAGGCTGGAGCGCAGCGTATTCAGATCGGTCGCCAATCGTGTGGCGCATGGCTGGCATAATGGCTGGTTCGACTCGTTGCCGCAGTTGATGCATTTGTTCACTGGTTCTACGCTCCATCTGGTAGACTGGTCGTCGACTGCTCAGGTCAGTGCCATGTCTATCGGATGTGGCATTTTCATTTACTGGCCGTTGATGACGGCTTGGATGTTCCACAATGCCTCTCCCAACAGGGTGGCGATGTATTCGGCCGTGTATCCCAGCTCGTGCCAGTGCCGGATCATGTCAATTCTCGCCTGGCTCACTGCATCACCCAGATTTCTGCAGCGAGCAATGCCAGCGGATAGAGGATGCCGAAGAGGACAAGCACCATCGCGTAGAAATCGTCAGCCCGAATGCCGTCCAGCGACACCTTGATGTATTCGATTATCTTCTTCTTCATTGTTTCTCCTCGCGCTCATACAGGCCTTCCAGCGAGTTGCTTAGTGCGGAATCGTAGTGAGGCTTCACCTCGCCCCACATCTTTTCGATGACCGCTTTCTCCCCGTCGGTCATTTCCGAGCATCGGCCCAATGCCCACCCTGTCGCAGCGGCTGACATCAGCACTTCCTCGGCATCAGCCTTCCCACCGTCGCGCAGCATGTTGATAGCGACCGCGATGCCAACGCCGATCTTGAGCGAAAGGCTCTGGCGCGGATTGGACATATCGATGTTCAGCGCTTCCATAATGATTCCTCCTGGAATATCTCTGCTGTATTGGTGATCCGTTCGCCGATCGGCGCTGCATAAAGATTATTGATCTGTCCGGTGAAAGCGACAACAGACGGCCTGGGGAACAGCTTGTAGAATTCGCCTTTGCTGATCCCGGCCAGTCGCTGCACAAATTCGTCCGAATCGCGGTCGAAACGCTGTTCTGGACCAAGATAGTAGATAGATTCGTCGGTGTACGGAAGACCCGGTAACGGGAATTCATTATCTGTCTCTGGATTTACGTAGCAGATGAAATCGGCACCGTGGAACGATTCGCTGCAGACTTCGAATCTTTTCTGCCCTCGCAATATCATGTCGTAGATATACGGCTCTATCTTCACGGTGATGACAGTGGTGGTCCTCATGACTTCTCCTTGGTTATCTTGTGCAATGCGAGCAGGGTTGTGGACAATCCACTGGCGTCGGCGATGCCGACCTTCGTGAACCCCTCGACCATCCAGTTGTCAATTTTCAATGCGGTGATCCGGTCGAGCTCGTCTTGTATCTGGCCGCAGAGGGCGCATGCGCTGGCGGCGAGCGCTTCGGCTTGCGCTTGTTTGGTTTCCTGGCTCATTGCGTGTCCTTGTTTTTGGAGGCTACTAGCGGGTGGTTGTATGCGATGTCGAGCAGCTGCTTGTAGGTTGCGATGTCCCTGTCGAGGCAGCTGCTGGTCCTGTGGTCGGTCTGGGGTATGCCGTCGGTGATGTCGTGCCATAGGCTGGTGTCGATCGCGTTGAGCAGGATGCGGATGCTGGTCAGGTCGAGGCGCTGGCGGCTTACCGGCTCGTATCTGCTGATGTCGACGCCGTTGCGTTTGAGCCAGGCGATGTCGAAATGCACGCTGGAGCCGGCGGGATGCCAGGTGTCCTTTACGGCGTCCAGCTCGTCCATGGTGTCGGTGAGCCAGTCGCGCAGTAGCGCCGCCGAATGCCACATCGTCGTGCTGGCGGCGCATGCCCTCGGTATGAGGCTGTTGGCCGCATGCATCTTGAGCGCGCTGCGGTCGAATCTTACGCTTTCGGGCGGCGTGATGATGTCGTGGAAGCGTTTCCGCAGCTTGCCCGCCATATCGGTTAGGCGCAGCTCGATCTCCAATAGCGAGTTCGCTTCGAGGTCCAGTCCCGTGGTCTCCACGTCCAACCACAGCAGATAATCCATAGCTGTCTCAGTATCGGTCATGATGGTGTCTCCTATGTTTTTGTATTGGTCTATGAGTTTTTCCAAGTCCCGTGAGGTCTTGGCGAACGCGCCTAGCACGGATGCGGGCATCGGCTGTGGCCTGGATATAGTGACTGTCACTGCCTGTGCTCCTCGTACGGGTTGTGCATCTGCATGCTGAGTATCTGGTAGCAGCTTTCCTGATATCCGAGATGCTTCAATGCCGCTATCGCTCCCTCATCCCATGCCTTGGCCTGCATGCTGGTGAGCCTGTCGGTGAGCGGAGTGCTGGACGGCTCGCTTTTCGTCTCGGCGGGCCCGTATGTTCTTGCCCGTGGCGTGGACTGCTCCTCCCTGCGTCTGGTATCGGGCATGGAGTGCACGACGATGAGCGTGTTGGCGTTCTCTCCCTCGCCCCCGGTGATGTCGATGATGGTCCTCATTGGTTTCCTTTCTCTAGTTTTGGTTCGTCTGCTGGCGTCCAGTGGCCCTCGTCGTCCAGCAGGATCCATCCGTGGCGGTGGTCCATGACGGGCGTCTCGGCTGGGTTGCCATACGAGCGCACTAGCCACCCGTTGCGGTACGACTCGGCGGGATGCGCGTGCACCCAGCCATGGCAGCCCGTGGTCCCCGAGCCGCACAGCAGTATCAGATTCGATGGCTCATGCAGTCCGGGGAATGCATGCGAGCGCATTCTTCGATGGTGACGGCTGAACGTGAGCGCCGAGTAGAGGCTTTTGCCGCATCGCACGCAGCAGTAGCCATCCCGCTCGTCCACGAGATTGCAGGTTTTTCGATTTGGCTGGCTCATTGGACGGGCTCTTTGATGATCTCGATCTTGTCGCCAACGGTGATGCGAATGGTATGCGCTATGGCGCTGACCGCTCCGAATGTGATATGGACGGGGTAATCCCCGTATCCATCCTTCTTTGCTTTGTACAGCAATTCCAACAGCTCTGCTACTGTCATGATTCCTTCTTCCTTAGTGATTTCCAGTGTTTGTATTCGTTGCGGTATCTCGTATGCAGCATGAGCCAGCCAACACGCTCCCACGTGCAGTAGCAGTCATCCCAATCACGCGAGCCGTGGAACTTCACGCGCTACCACAGCCCGCAATCGGGGCACTTGGCTATGCCGCTGCTCAAGCGCCCTATCTTCGGCAATCGACATGTCGTGAAATCAGCAATGCCCGGCGTATAGTCGCTCATTCACATCAGCGCCTTGCGTGCCGCTTCGAGCGCGTTCACTGCTGACTTCCGGTAGAATTCCTTGCCCTGTTCGGCAAGATCATCCCAGACGGCAAGCTTTCTGAAAGTGCCCATCCAATGGTCGTACTCGTCCACCGCAGCGCTGGCAGCCAGGTATATCTGCTTGGCCGCCTCTTCGACCTGCACTGCCGTAAACGGCTGCGTGCTCTGCCATTGCGCGCCAGTCTCGAATGCCGCCCGCAGGTCGTCGGTCGTGACGCCGTCCAGGTACGCGAGCTTGCCGGGATGGTCGCCATCAGGCTCATGGCCAGGCCAGTACTTTGCCGGATAGCGTCGTGCTGATTCATTCTCCGCTGCGTTCATGATTCCTCCTTGACGATTTCGATGCGCGTGGGCGCGGTGATCTTCATGACCTTCATCTGCTGGGGCAGATTCCAGTCCGCGAACCCATCGAAGATAATGCACTGGTCCACGTCCTCGGGCTTGAGGCAGCCGCCCAATGGGCTGATGCTCCTGTTGACGTGGTAGGCGTAATAGCCCTCGGCCAGCACCCTGCCGTCCGGGTCCACGGCCCGCACGCGCGGAATGCCAGGCAATGGCATGATCGGATTATCGTCGTTCACTTGGTTTCCTCCAGTACGTTGATGGCCGTGAAGCCCCGGTTGAGCCTCATGCGCCCGTCCGAGCGGCGGTACATGACCGTCACGATGTCGTCCTCGTCGCACAGCAGATTCTGCTTGCGCTGGCGCAGGTGGCTGTCCAGCATCGCCCCGGACTGGAGCTGGCCGATGAAGCGATGCCCGTCCAAGCGGGATGGCGTCATATGCTCCCAGTCGATCGATGCGCTCACGTTCGTCATGACCGTTTCCTCCTGCTGCGCTGATGCGCTCTCCGATCCCATTCATGGCACCGCTCCTGATGCGTGGCACGGTACCGACGCCGATATTCGCGGTAGTGGGCTGCCCTCGACCGATCCTTTTCGAGATCCTCGGGCGTGGGAATCGTGAAATACCCGAAGCCCAATCGCCCGCCGTGCCGCGACGCCGCATCCGTGTCGGGAGCGTCTTGCCTGATGTCGTACCGGTTGTCGCGCATCGCCTCGATGACATCCGAATCGGCCAGCGCGAGCTCCAGCAGGTCCTCGGGGTAGTGGCTATGGGTGATATGCCTGGCCACGGCAGTGCCGTCCATGCGCCGCTCGCCCTGCGCGGCTCCCCGATGGGTCGTGCGGGTCATGCGATTGCCTCCAAATCATCCACCGGCAGCCGCAATGCCTTCAGGGCCTCATCCCCGCTCATCCCGTGGTTCAGGCTCTCGGCCAATGCCTGTCTGGCTTTGAGCATGGGGCTGGTGCCGAAGCCGTCCGCATTGCGGGTGGAAAGCAATCCCTTGTACGGCTGGATGAGCGTCTCCACGTGCTCGCAGCCCGGCGAATGCCGGTGCGGTGCGGTGACATGCCGCTGGGGAGCGTCCACGTGGGTCTGCTGCCGGGTGATGCCCAGCTCGTGGCCTCGCCGCAGCCAGTTGCGGAACGCCGCCGGAATGTCCCTGGGCATCTTCCCGTTGGCAAGGCACGAATCAATGAACTTATCGCGTTCGGCTTCGAGGTCAAGATTCAGGATTGCGGCGAGCGCGCGGTGCTGGTCGTCGGGCTGGAAGCCGGCGAGCGCTGATCGGGAATTCTCTTGCGCGCGTGACTCTCTTGGTTTATTAGTTGGTTTATCTTTTGTATTGGGTGACATGGGTGTCACCCCGTGGCGCTGTTTTTGGCACCCCGTGGACTCGTTTCTGTCACTCCGTGAATCGTCGCGGGGTGTCATATTGTCATCCCGTTCGGTGGTGAAGCGGGGTGTCATATTGTCATCCCGTTCGGTGGTGAAGCGGGGTGTCATATTGTCATCCAGCGGCTGGTGTGCAGAATCTGCACCCCTATCCTCTTCGATGCGAGCATCGGCAGCGGCTTCGCAGCGCTGGGGTGCAGGAATTGCACCCCTGTCGCTCTTGGACATGCTCAGATCCCTGACCACTGGACGCCGGTCGGCGCGGATATGCGACACCAGCCGCTGGTCTCCCCGCCTGATGATGCCCATCTCCTCCAGCTCGTCGAGCTTGCGCTGCACTGTCCGCATGCTCAGATGGCTCAGCTCCGCGAGGGTTCTGACCGACGGGTACGCTCCCCGCCCCCTGGGGTCCTCATGGTCGGCGAGCGCGTAGAGGATGACTCTGGCAGCGCAGTCCTTGCCGACCGGTGCATCCCTCATGACCCATGTCATCGCCTGCAGGCTCATGATCTCGCTCCCATCCCGCAATGCATCTCATCGTCGAGCGCGTCCGAGATGTCCACTTCCATGTATGTGCTCATTTTCGAATCACCTCTTGAGTAGTCTGCTGGCGGTCTGCCGGCCGGTCTCGGTCAATTGCCATACGCCCGTATAATCGGGCTGGATAAGCCCTAATTCCTGCAGTCCCTGGAATGACTGGGTGTTGTTGGTTTCGGCCGGGAAATCATTGCGCCTGTATATCGAGAGCAGAGTATCGGCCATGACATGGGACAGCGTTCTCATGAGTCCAGCCCCTCGCCAGCGAGCGCCTTTTTCTCGGCGTCGCATTGCTCGTATCCGGCCTCGACGAGCAGCGTGTAGTAGCGGCTGGCTCTCTGCCGGCGCTCTTTGCCGTAGTCGTTGGGTTCCAGCCATGTCTGCCAGTCGATGCTCGCCTCCCTGCGGGCCAGCAGCAGCAGGAGCAGCTCGTGTATTGGGCGCGATCGCTGGCGCGCCTTCAATTCGAGGATGTTCGTCTTCTCGAACAGGTGGTAGACGCCGGCCTTCGTGTCCTTCTGCGTGACCGGGAGCGGCTTGGACGCCATGCGATTGTAGGAGGCGATGAGCAGGTCGTCCCAGTTCGAGTCGCCGCGCAACGCGCCCACGCCCCAGTCCGTGCCGTTCATCAGATCGGCGAGCGCCAATTCCAGGATCAGCCCGGTATTCGCTTCCTTGGGCAGGAAGGGCAGGTGGGAGTGCAGCCATGCTATGCGCAGGTCGCGCAGGTCACTGTCCAATTGCTGCGCGTCGCGCTTCTTCTGGCGTTTCTTGGCTTCCTGCAGGCGCAGCTTCTTCTCCGCCGCGCTCTCCTCATGCTTCGTTTTGGGCAGGTAGACGCTCACCTCGTCGCTGAGCGTGATCAATGCCTTGTCCACGCCCTCGCATGTGGCGGACCATTTCTTCCACTGCGCCTTGAACGTCCCATCACGCAGGTCGAACCGCTCGGCGCGCTCATAACCCTTGGGATCAGTCCAGCTGTTTTTCGGCTTCAGCTTCTCGGGCAGGTACGCCAGGCCCAGACGGTGGATCTCAGTCTTCGCGTCCGCCGCCCATTTCGCCTCGTCGCGTCTCCTGCGGGCCTGCTTGAGCTCCCAATCCCAGTTGCCCGTGCCCGCCACCTGCGCCAGGCGCACCTGCACGTCCCGGTCATCCTCGAATTCAGCCAACGCCGAAAGCTCCAAGAGGCTCAATTGGGCGAAGTCTGCGGCCATGCCACGCACCTCGCCCGGCAGCTTCGATATCCTCAGGCGCTCGCCGACATAAGCACGGCTCCTACCCGTCTTCTCGGCGATGTCCTTGCGCGTCGCCCCCAGATCCAAGAGGCCCTGATAGGCGTCGGCCTCCTCGATGGGGCGCAGATCACTGCGCTGGCTGTTCTCGACGATCATCAGCTCAAGCTGCTGACGCGCGTCCAGGCGTTCGATCTTGCACGGCACCTCCGTCACTCCCGCCAGCTTGGCGGCGGCCAGACGTCTATGGCCGATGATGACCGTGTACTCGCCCTCCTGCTCCTGCGGCACCACCAGGAGATTCTGCTTGATGCCCTGCGCTTGGATGCTGTCAGCGAGGTCCTTGACGTCGCCCACGTCCCTGCGGGGATTGCTCGGGTGCGGATGCAAATGCTCCACACTGAGATTGATTATCTGACTTTCCATGATTCGCCCTTTCTAAAAAATTGCCTATTTGGTTTCCCAGTACTCCCAGTCGCGGAACACGAATCTGACCGTCCATATGCCGCTCTTGGGGTTGTTCGGGCCGCGCCGGTAGTCCGGCCCCTGCACATGCACGCTGTCGTCATCCGGCCAATACCCCGCCTCGGTAAGCCCGTCAATCAACGGCTTGACCGTATGGGAGAGATTGCCCGGATCAGCCCGTCCCACGCCCTTGGGATAGCAGACCACGCACAAGACACGCACCCGATCGAACACAGGCGGCCATACGCTCCGGCCGGGCCGCGCATTCACGCCCGTGAAGTACGCGAGCTGCTTCAACTGCGCCTTGCGCTCGCCTTCGGCGTCGTGGTAGCGCCGGCCGTACTTGACGCCGATGCCCCGGGACCCGTTGTCCTTGATGAGCTGCGCCTTGGCCAGCGTGAAATCGATGCTCTTTATCTCACCATTCAGGCTCATCACTGCCCCCGAACTCAGCTTCCGCCGCTGACTGGCTGAACGGATCCTGCTCGACCGCCGGTATCGGGGCTGCTCCTGGATCATCCACATTATTGGCCTCCCTGCTCGCATCGCGTCCTACGAATCCACGGCCGGTGCCCTTGGGCACGCGGAACACCTGCGCGGTCGTGAACCTGAGGTCGGGGCCTATCGCCTCGACCTGCATTTCGATGACAGTCCGTTTCGAACCGTCCTGCGCCTGATACGAGCGCTGCTTGAGGCTCCCGGTAGCGATGACCCTTTGCCCCTTGCCCAGCGACTGGGACACGTGCTCGGCCAGTTCACGCCAGCACGAGCAGCGCAGGTACAATGCGTCCCCATCCACCCACTTCCCGGTCTGCTTGTCGTACCGGCGATCATTGCGCGCGATCGTGAAGCCCGCGACGCTCGCCCCGCTGCTGGTGTCATGCAGCTCCGGGTCCGCCGTCAGCGTCCCCACGATCGTGAAGCTATTGGCATCCGCCATATCTATCTCCTTAAATCTTTTTTATCGGCCATCGGCGTGACCGCGCTCAGCCGACCATCCGCTATGCTCACGTCCTGCAAACGCGGCTGCATGATCACGTACGGGTAGTCGTCGCGCGAATTGAGCTCGCTGATCGTCCGCGTCAGCTCGCCGAACAGCTCCGCCACGTCCATCCGCTTGCCCTCGTCGGTCAATGGCCAGCTCGGGCATCCCAGCCGCCATAATGGCGCTTCGGCGCTCACCAGTCGTCCCCGATGATCAGCAGCCCAGTCAGGCACAGCATGCCAAGCCCGAACGGGAGCCACGAGAACACGCCATGCAGCAGGCCGTACACCCACCAGACGCCCGACCACGTGCCAGCCAGCAGGAGGACCGCCGGCAGGAGGATGCGGCGCAGCAGGGCGAGCAGCCGCAGCCAGTCATCGCGCTTCACGACTCCTCTCCCGTCCCATGCCGTATCCCATCGCGTTTGAACTTCATGACCACGGTCGGCTCGTACCGGATCGAATTACCGACCTTGACGTAGCGCAAGTGCTTGCCCTGGTACCGCCAGTTCGCCAGCGTCCCCGTGGCAAGCCCCAGATACTCCGCCGTCTGCGCGGGCGACCACAGTTCCGACTGCGGCGCTAGAATGGTGCTAGTCATCTGAATGCCCTTTCTCCTGACATCCGCCCCCGGTTGCAGCCGGGGGCTTTTTTCGTTTATTGAAGTAATTGCCGCGCCGGTTAGGAGAGTGGCGCGGCCCCTCCTAAAGTGGTTGATATCCGCGTACTGCGAGTGCGCGGCCTCACCGTTAGGAGAAGAATCATGGATACTGGATTGAAGGATTTTCGTCTTGTTCTGTGGAATGTCCCATCCGAAAAGATCCCCTCAAATCCCTTGGATATGAGATATCTTGACATCGATCAGGCGAGCGATCCGGGTCTGGTCGAGGCGCTGAACGATGGATGGCAGATCGTCAGCCATACCATCACCCCGATGCAGGGTGGCGGCGTACTACTCTCTTTGTTCATGCAGCGGGACATCAGAGTTCCCGATTCGCTCTGAGTGCGCCGGCTGTCGTGCCGTAGCGGCCATGGAATGTATCACATCCGCCACGGCATCGGCCTCATCAGGAGTCAGCGACACACCATCGTCCGCAAAGGACTTCAGCATGACGATTCCGCTGTTCGCCCGGTCTTGTTTTTGCCAAGCGGAAACAGATATCTTCTTGACATCCCGTGTCAGCGAGATGTCGCTCACCTTAAGCTGTTTCGGCAGTGAGGATGACGACCACGCGCCATTGCTCGTTTCGACATGGATTATTTCGTTGCTCATCCGATCCTCCTCAATCCTGATCTGACTATGAAACCGCCCTTCGGGCCTATGGCCTGCGCTTTGATGCGGGTGGTGGAGATGACGCCGTCCATGAATGTCCCCACTCGCACGAGCTCCAACGGCTCCAGATGCACGCCATTGAACGGCTGCACCATGCTCTTCGACGGCCTGCTGACATGACGGCTCATAGCACGCCCCCGATCGACAGGACCAGCCAGCCCTGCGCCAGCAGCACCACGACAGTGCCAGCAGCAATGCCGGGCGTCATAGGCTCGCGACGCTTGCCCACGCTGCACACATTGCTCACGATGCACAGCAGCAGCCACACCACCATCAGCCACAGCTTCCAGCTCATCACGCTGCCACCTCCTGCTGTCGGAAAATCGGAGGAACGAATAATGCCGGGTCCCTGTGTAGGTATTTGGCGATGCGGAAAAGCTCTGATGGTCTGAATTCCGACACGCCTTTAAGCCGCCGGACAAGGGTCGTCTGCGGTATTCCAGTCTCTCGGGCGATGCGCATAACGCTAAATCCCGAATCGCTGATAATATTGGCAATGACATCTCGTTGCCATGCGAGTACCTGTTGTGCATCCATACGGATAAATATACTTATCCAATCGGATTAATCAAATTGAGACACGCCGAACGGGTATATATTTTTATCCGAAATGACATATATTTTAATCATGGACGAACTGCTCAAGGCACAATCTAATTTATTCGCTCGACTGCTCGCGCAACTGCTGGTGGAAGCCATGAAGGAAAAAGGGTTCAAAACCACCGTCGTGGCATCCGAGATAGGAATAGGCCAGGCATCGATGAGCCGCTACATAAGCGGATCCCGTGAAATGCCAATCAGCGTGTACATGGCAATCTGCACCTACACCAATATCGACCCGCAGAAAATTTGGAGCGCCGCCTATGTGCAGGCATCCGACCCGGCGACGCTGCCAGAGGAGACACGCAAGAAGATCGCGCTCTCCGGAATGTTCGGGATGGCGGCAAACGACAACCCGCGCAAGGAAGCCGAGGCGAGACTGGATGCCGAAGACTGACCTCACCATAACCCCGCACATGACCTACAGGCAGATGCGCGACTACGCTGCTTCGCTTGGCGTGGACGTGTGCAGCGACAAGCTCCCCACAGGCAGGCAGGGCATGTACGTCAGGGCGCTGAACCTCATCGTCGTGGAGCGCCACACGACCTACCGAGTCAAGCGCTGCGCACTGGCCCACGAACTCATCCACTGGGAATATCAGGATGCTGGTTGCGATGGAATGACCATGCTCAGAGAGGAACGACGCGCACGGCAGCTGACTGCATCGATGCTGGTGTCGCCAGCGGAGTATGCGAGCGCCGAGCAGGTGTATGAGGGCGAGCGTCTGTGCATGGCGTCTGATCTGGATGTGACTTTGCAGATCCTGGACGATTATCGTGATCTGGTGCTGCCGCAGTACATGTTGGTGTGAGGGGAGCAAAAATGTAGGTTATTGATGGGAATGGCCCCGAAACGTCTGATACACGTTCCGGGGCCGGTGAAACAGCAGGTACCCGTGATAGGAGAATACCGGAGTTTCGCGTGCCATTATACGCGAGCGCTCCGGTGATAGGAGCATACGCATTGGCGATCGTCAAATCATACGAGACCGACAAGGGCATCAGGTATATGGTGCGCTATCGGATGCCGGACGGCACGACGACCATGAAGCGCGGATTCCGGCGCAAGCTGGACGCGACCAATTGGATGATCGAGAAGGAATCATCCAAGAATCATGGCACATTCGTGGCCGAGGCAGCAGGAATGACAACCATAGGTGAGCTGGAACCGGCATGGATGGCCAAGCAGAAGACGGCACGCAAGCCCAGCTACATGCGCAGTCTGGAAACCGCGTGGAAGACCCACGTCGATCCGAAATGGGGGAATCGGCAGGTCAAGAGCATCAAGGCCGGCGAAGTGCAGGAATGGGTATCCGATCTCAGCGAACGCAGGAGCGCCAGCGTCGTGCTGAGGGCCAACGGTATCCTTGCGGGCATCCTCGATGATGCCAGGCGAGATCTGCGTATCGCGAGCAACCCTGCGCGTGGCCTCACGCTGCCTCGCAGGGATCCGCGAGCGCACGTTTATCTGTCGGCCGACGAGCTGTATGCGCTGTCCGATGCGTGCATGGGCGGGAAGGGGCATCATCGCAGCGGGGATGATTTCCAGCGGTCGGCGCTGGTGCTGCTGCTGGGTACTGTCGGACTGCGATGGGGAGAGGCGATAGGCTTGCGATGGAAGGATGTCGATTTCGGCCGTCATCGCATCAATGTGCGTGTTTCTGCCACGCAGGTCGGCAATGGCGTCGTGGTCGGCCTACCGAAATCATGGGAGATGCGCAAGGTAGTTTTCCCCGAGTCGCTCGATGGGCTATTGAGGCGGCTCATGGATGGGCGGGACGCGGACGACCTGCTGTTCACCGGCCCGCTGGACGGCTATATGCGCCGGCCGCAGCCGAAGGGCAATTCGTGGTATTCGGGAGCTGTGAAGCGTGCTGGGCTGATGCCCATGACGGTTCATGACCTGCGGCACACGGCCGCGTCGCTGATGGTGCATTCCGGTGCGAACGTCAAGGCAGTTCAACATCAGCTGGGGCACAAGAGCGCGGCAATGACGCTGGACGTGTATACGGATCTGTTCGATGATGATCTAGATGAGGTGGGCGAGGCGATGAATGCGATTCTTCTCAGGTCTGCGCTCAAAACGCGCTCAAAAGCGCAGGAAAGGGCGGCATAGCTTTCAGGAGTCCAGTGTTTCCAATGCGTCCGGGACACTGTTTTCTCTTCCCGCTCGGGGTTCAACTCCCCCTACTCGCACCAGTGATAAGGCCCTCGGAACGTTGGAATATCAACGATTCGGGGGCTTTCGCTTGCCCACGCTTCTAAGCCCGTGCCCACGCTTTGCCCGGGTACTTTGTATATCAGCATTAACCGCATCCCGACATACCCTCAGTACACTGGCCCGTTTCCTACCGCCGCGACAGGTATGGGTTCCCCGCGATGATGAAGCGCCGCTGGCGCTCAGTCGCCTTAGATATGCCGATGCGCGCCGTGACTTCGACGCGCTCTCCGGGACGCAGCCCAGCCTGTTCCAAACTCAGCGGCGGCAGGCGCAGGTCGTGGCCATACAGCGTCTTGTCGATGTCGAGGGCCTTGCACAGTTTCGCCGGGCCGTTGACGCAGTCGGCACCCTTGCGCCCGCGTCGGCGTTCGATGATCTCCATGCCTTCAACGGGTTCGACCGCGCGAATCAGCGCGCCCGCCCCGAAGCCTTCGGTCGCGGCCGTAACGTTGAGGCAGTAGTGCATGCCGTAGGTGAAGTAGATGTAGGCATGGCCCGCCGGCCCGAACATCGCCCGGTTGCGTTCGCTTTTGCCATGGAAGGTGTGGCTGGCTGGGTCAAGCTGGTCGTAGGCCTCGGTTTCCACGATGCGCACGACGATGCGTTCGGGGGCATGCTTATCGGCACGCCCGGCGACGCACTCGGCATCATGCTCATCAATGGACTTATCAACGGGCTCATCGTCAAGAATTCGCACGATACGGCAGCCGAGCAGGGCACGAGCGACGCTATCGGCGTCCTGAGCAAGAAATTGCGGAAACATGCCTGCCATTCAAGTACTTCGCGTGGATAACCGCTAGCGTGCGTTCGCAATCCGAGTCATACGGCGCCCACCTGCACCCCGTTCCCAAACGTTACGTTTCCCGCATTATTACGAGGTTGGTGCAGGGGTTGTGATGAATAATCGTGCGGAAACGTCACAACTCCCGCAGCGTCTTCACGTTAGTGCGGGTTTTGCAACGTCGGCTGTGGGAATGGGGTCACACGAAGGCACATGGTTGCGGCGCAGCAGCCAGCAGCCCGCAACCAACAACTAACAACCAGCAACGGCCTAGCTAATCTGTGGCGTCGGCAGATTCCTCAGAATCACGCCGAGCGATGCGCCAGCGCTGCAGCGTCGACGCCCAGCAGTGTCGCCTGCTCAAGAGTCGTGCCGCCGAGCAGCAGATCGGTATGCTGCAAATCGGCGACAGTCGAA